CATCCAGCAGATCGCCCATGACCTGGGCTACGCCGACGCTGCGTATTTCAGCCGATTCTTCAGAAAGCAGGCTGGCCTCAAACCCAGCGAATTTCGCGCAGCATTCCGTGGACGAGCGTGAATGCAATCGAAGCGAGCGTGATCGGCGCGTCAACTGCAGGGTCGACGAGCGATAAAAGTGGCTGGCCGAGCACCTGCAGGAATATCATGTGAGTTCGCATAATGGGTAACGTTACGTTTAATCGTGTCGGGAAGATGGTCAGCGGTCCCGGCGCGATTTAATGTAACGTGGGTTATGCGAAGCGCTCTCCAGATCGACACATACGCCATCAAAATCGCCGAACTGTTTGCACCTGGGCGAAAGGGTGCTGATGCAGTGATGTGGCTGCTCGATGACTATCCACGACTGGTTGCCGAGGTCCGCGAGCTGCGCAAGCGATGCCGCCAGCTCGACCAAGAGAGCGCCGCCCTGGATGCCCGCTTGGAAGCCCTGCAGGCGGCATGCAGGGCTATTTTGGAGCTTTAGACCCACTGCCTTTCCCTGACGCGCCATTCTGTTTCGCTTACGCCTGGCTCGTTCATTCTTTTGCAAGCGTCTTCGGCTCTCTTTTTTGATCCGTAGTCGCCTGTTTTGTCGTCGTGCCAATGCGTGCCGTTTGCATCCTCGTACCTGAATTGCAGCACGTAACGGCGCTTTGTCGATCCCGCTTTCGTTGCTTTGACCTTTGCCTTGGCCAGCTCTTTAGCCATAGCGTCACGTTCTGCTTCGGCCATCTCTACCCGCCGTATCAGCACACTATCGGCCTCCTGGATCATGCGCGCCTGCTCCACGATTGTCCGGGCGCGTTTTTTCGATTCCGCCTCAAGCTCCTCGATCCTCTCCAGTGCTTTCGCCAGCTCGGCGCGAAGATCCTCTGCAACTTGCTTGTGCATGCTATCAGTAACGTTACTTTTAAGCCTTTCACGGTATGCGCGCTGTTTCTCCGCTGGCGTCATGGCTTTGCCTGTCGCTGGCCGACCGCGACGCTTCTTGGCTGGCTGCTCGTCCAGGGGGAGGGCTTGGGTTTGCTGGTCTGCTGGGTCGATCATGGTGGTTGGTCCGTTTCGTTGTCCGTGCTGTAATTATAGTAACGTTACCGTAAATAGGCTAATTGCATGTTTCTATCATTCCCGCCTGCACGATAGATAGGGTAACGTTACCTTAATTCAGCCTCGACCTCGCCGCTCGCGGCGGTTAGTCGCCTGCACTGCCTCCTGTCGTGCTGCATAGCGCCTGCGACGATACCCCCGAAGGGGCCGCAACCATCGACCCACAAAAAAGCCCCCGACGGCCTCAACGGCTCGCCAGGGGCTTCTCGCGATCTTCGTCCCGGTGTCCCGCCGCTACCTCAACCCGCGCCCTGATCTGCCCAAATGGAGCAGCACCTGGGCGTCTCTCTGCCGCTCTCCCAGGATCATCAGCACAGCTGACGGTTAGGTCACGAAGTTGCAGTGGTTCCGCCGCGCTTTGGCTTCACCGGCGCAGCCGGGTCCACTATCTCTAATGGTGGACTCTTGTCTCATGGTGAGACTTTTGCGCGATTTCTGCTCAGTCTTTCTTGAGCACTTCTTCGCGGTATTTCATTACATCTTTTGTGGTTATTTGGTCGAGATACTTCCAGAGTGTTGCGTTCACTAGGTCGGCTTCGGCTATGTCTTCGCGGGTCTCGACGATCATGTTGATCCGCCTCTCTTTGATCGAGTCTGCGAACTCATCTCGCACACGGTAGGGCTTCGTCACTGTCATGATCCTGGTGTTCCTCTGATGCTGGTTATTCTGTCACGTGTTGCTTTGTAACGCGTTACGGCGTATAAGTTCCCCCATCGCGTAACGTGTAACGCTGTAACGGAATACCGGCATGCTCGATAAAATCCATCTTTTCGTACCGTTCAAGGCTCAGGCCATCGCTACCAGCACTGGTAAGCGCGGCAATGAGCTTTTGATCGTTGACCTGGAAGAGCTCGGTGTTCCGCTTCGTGCCACCAGCGTTCTTGCAGACGGAAAGGGTGGTTATCAGGTCGAGGACATCAGCCACGCGTGGGAAAGCCTTTCGACCGGCTTCACGCCGCTCGCCTTCAAGGTGTTCCACCAGTCTCTTGGAAAGCGCGTTCAGCCCGGCGTTGAGCTGAAAGCCAGCCCGGCCAAGCTGCTCCAGGGGCACAACGTGTTCGGGCCGACCTCGATCCGCAAGGGTGGTGAGGTCATGTTGAAGTGGCTTGCCGGGTCCTACCCGAAGCTCTGGGCCTTGCTGGACTGGCAGTCCGCCGAGGTCTACGTCATCGATTGCACCTATTCCGCCCGCCTGCCCGATGAGCGCACCGCTCTCCAACTGATCCAGGCGCTTCGCGGTGTCAGCAACGGCCAGACCCGTAACCGTGGTGACGACTACGAAACCACGGCTTATTGGGGCTCCAAGGAAACCCGTCTGCGCAAGCTCAAGGCCTACCTCAAGGGCCCTGAGTTTCGCCGCCAGCTCGATGAAGCCATCAAGGCCGCTCGTGCCTATGGCGGCGCCAACTTTGTTCCGTCCCAGGCGTTCGCGGCTCACCGGCTGCTGGCGGTTCTCCAGAACCCGGCGCTCCAGGAGTGGGCGGAAAACCTCCTTCGCCTCGAAGCCACTGTCATGCATCGCTGGCTTGAGCGCAGAAACATCCCAACGAATCTATGGGCCCTTTGCGACTACCAGGAACGGCTGGAAGAGCATGGGAGTTGTTTTATTCAGTGGTGTTGGGAACAAGTAACCAAAGAACTGTTTGCGGCCTTTGAAGGTATCTCCATGCGAGTAATTAACGATGAAAAAGTGCTGGCCGCACTTAAAGCCCGTTGGACGAAGTTCGGAAAGAACGGGAAAGCCAATGAGACAGTTGCTCTCAACCTGTTTCGTACATACCGCAGTATCAAGGATTACGGTTGGCAGGAAACTATGGACTCCATGTCCCGTGCGACCTTCTACCGCCACGTTGATCAGATTTGCGAATGCGGACTTTCGAAGGCTGCACTCCAGAAGTTGAAGATGGACGATCAGAAAAATAACGTCGTTCCGATCCTGCGCTTTCTCCAAGTTGATTTCAGCGCTCAACGTCCTGGTTGGTACGTTGAGCCATCGGTGGAGGCTGCATGATGTTGTCTTGGGCATATCTGCGTGGCTTTCGTGACTACCGCCCTCGCCGTATTTATTGCAACCCGTACCTGCTTTGCAGCTACGACTACAACGAATATGAGCGTGGTTGGTTTCAAGCGCATAAGCGTACCGGGCTGTTTTCATGATTGTCGCAACTATCAACTTCCTGGTCGTCACTATGTGCGGACTGTTGGCAATTCACATTCTCGGGCGCTGGGCCCGTTCTTAACCGAGGTAATAGTTATGTTGGTACAAATGGGCCTGTGCAAGGGCATCGCGTCGAAAGAGAAGATGAATGGCATCATCGAACATTACTTGGTGCTTACCGCTCCTGGTCGTGACCAGTTCGGCCAAGAAACTGAACAATCAGTCGGCTTGAAAGTCTCCAAGCGCCAACTCGATTCGGGCATCGAGAACGCTTACAAGGCCTACATCGGCAAACAAGTCGCCGTCCCGGTATATGCCAAAGCCTGGAAGTCTAAAACCGGCGCTGCTTTCGGCATGGACCTCTGGCTCTCGGATGATGGCCTGCCTGTACCAGTTCAGCGCGTACAGCCGCGTCCTGCTGCTGTAGCAGGCGCGAACTAATTAAATGAATTTTCTTGCTTGCGATGGAATTTGGAGCGTTACCGCCAGTGGCATCAACTGCACTGGTGAACTCCTTTCCTTTTCAAGTGAGAGACTCGCGTCGGAGATAAACGCATCGTCCGGCATAACCCCTGAGGAATCCACGGCACTTTATGACGGCGCAATGTCGCTGTTCATTTCGGTGTTTGTTTTCCTCTGCCTAAAACGCGTCATCAGATAAGGAAATACCACATGAAACTTCGTTCCATTGCTCGCAAGTACGCCCCGAAAGTAGCTGCCGCTGGCACCGTCATGCTTGCTTCGGCGTACTCCTTCGCTGATTCCGCTGGCGCAGCTGCGGAAATGAATGCCAAGAAAGGCGATATCGATGTTCTCGGCTGGGCTGCTGTTGGCCTGACCATCGCTGTAGCGGTTTTCGGTTACGTCAAGCGCGCTGCTCGCTAACGGTAACTTCTGTCATCGGCCCACTTCGGTGGGCCTTCTTGTTTCAGGGGTGCGGTAATGACTCTTTCGCCCGATACGTTCGTCCTGGTTGTTTCCACTCTAGCCATGGCCGCGTTACTTTTCGGAAGGCTCTAATATGGATATCTTCAACTTCGTCTTTCGAGTAACGCAGCGTCCGCCGTCGGTTAGACCGACGGAGGAGGGCAACCGTCGTCGGTCGCTGCTTTTTTCCACGCATTCTTTGTCACGGCTGCTATGTGCGCTTTGTTTTTTGGTCCTATCTAACGCCTGTTTAGCTGAGGCCTATTATTGGAAGGTTGGCGACTACTCTGATACATCGCCGCTAGCCGCTTGCACGGCTTACTTCGACGATTTAGGTAAAAACTTCACATATCCGATACATAGCATTAACGTACAATTTTCTCATGATACGCAGGGCTTTTGTCATGGCATCTCATATGGCCAACAATACGTGGGCACTATTTACAGATTTGGCGATTCATGCCCTCTTAACGGCGTTTACAATTCAGCAACTGGCATTTGTGATGTTCCCAATCTTTGCGAGTCAACCAACGGTCAAACCATACTTCATCAGCACAAAGTAAGTACTTCTGTAGGTCAGCCGCACTCCGAACCTCCTGGAAGTGTGTGCGCCAACAGTTGCAAATACTCCTGGGGCTACACGCCGGCTAACAACTGCTATGCCTACACTTCTGGTGACCCCTCAGGCGTGTTTTGTTCCTACCAATACGTCAGCGCCGGTTTTCAATGCACCGGTGGTGAGTCGCCATGGGAAGCCCCTGCAAGTACCGAAGAAACAATCAACCCCGACGAAACCCCTCCGCCTGACGACACTAGCCAGTGCCCGACCGGCTACACGTTCAACGGCACCTTTTGCTCACCTAATACGCCGACCGACCCCACCGATCCCACTGATCCAGCCGATCCCACTGATCCAGGCGGTACTGATCCTCGTGATGGTTCCGGAGATGGTGGTGCTGACGACGGTGGCGATGATGGCGGCTCCGGTCACGGCGGTGGTTCTGGTGATGGTGATGGCGAAAAACCAGGTACCTGCGATCCAGCTACCGACCCGAGCAAATGCGTTGTGTCTAGTGTTGGTGGCGAAGCCTGTACCGCATCGCTTGTTTGTACCGGTGACGCCATTCAGTGTGCTGTTCTTCGCCAGCAGAAGGCTATGCGCTGCAACGATGAAAAGATGGCTGACTATGAGTCCAACAAAGCCAATATCGAAAACATGTTCAAAGGTGACAAGTTCGAACTAGACGAACAGGAAGTCGAAGTTCCTTCTTTCATCAATACCGCGACGCGTTTTCTTCCATCAGCTTGCCCCCAGCCGCTTACTGCTAGCACTAGCGGTGGAACGTTCGGGTATTCGTTCGAGCCTGCTTGCGAACTCGCCAGCACCTTTTCTTGGATATTCGTTGCTCTTGCTGCTCTTTGGGCTGCTGTTTATGTCGGCGCTGCTTTCGGAGGAAATGAGTAATGCATTTTTACTATCTGGCAATCCTGCTGCTTACCATCGTCACACCTCTTGTAAAAATGGCCTTAAAGGCGCTGGGCATTGGTGTTGTGGCCTATATGGGCATCAATGTTGTGCTCGATCAGGCGTTGCAATACGTCACCAGTAATATTGCCAGCTTGCCGCCAGCCGCGCAGGCGTTGCTAGGGCTCGCTAAGTTCGATGTTGTTATCAATATTTGGTTTGCTGCGATAACCACACGGCTTGTCTTGAACGGCATGAACAAAATATCCGGCCGTAAAAAGAACATCGGCGTACTTGAGGCTTAACTATGATCTTTTTACACACTGGTTTGCCCGGTCACGGTAAGACACTGAATACCATCAAGGAAGTTGATGCTGCTAGCCTTGAGCAGGATCGTCCTGTTTATTACCACAACATCACAGGCCTTGATCCTTCAAAGTTGAAAGGGCAGTGGTACGAGTTCGAAGACCCGCATAAGTGGTTCGAGCTTCCGGATAACTCGATTATCTTCGTGGATGAGTGTCAGCATTTCTTCCCGCCACGCGACACCAGGAAGGAACGCCCGGACTATATCGCGCACTTTCAGACGCACCGACATAAAGGGTTCGATATCCACCTGGTAACGCAGGACATGCGATTTATCGATGTCGAAGTTCGGCGACTGGTTGGCAACCATGTTCATTACTGGCGACCGTTCGGTCTGAACAAGATTTCGCGTTATGAGTATGAGAAGGCGACCGACTTTGAAAAGGTGTCTGATCGCGCCTTTGCCAAACGAACCATTGTTAGCGTCGATAAAAGCTTCTTCGGTGCCTACAAGTCCGCTGTCGGCCATCACGTAAAGGCGAAGTTGCCGTTTCGTGTTTACGTGATTGTTGGTGTTCTCCTGGCCTGCGGCTTCGCGTTCTACCGCGTATATGACCGGTTGAGCGGTAGCGCTGACGTGATTGAAACCGAGTCGGAGCCACCGACCAGCATTCAGGAATCTGCCAAAAGCTTGATAGGCGGCGTTACTAGTAGTCTCGGGTTCACACCTGAATCGGCTAACGGTGGATCGGCCAGGCTGACCACCGCGGAGTACCTTGAGCGGCAGCTGCCACGGGTTCCGGACTTACCATCGTCTGCGCCGATTTACGATCAGCTTACTCAGCCGGTCTCCTATCCGCGGCTTTATTGCATGTCCAGCACGGACAGCCGGATTGTCGATCGCGCCCGATCTCGACAGCAGGCCGTGCGATACATCAACGATAGCCTGACCACGTGCCAGTGCTACACGCAGCAAGGGACGCGTTATAAGACTGAATTCGAGTTCTGCATGCAGTCATCGACTGATGGTTATTTCGATCCGGCTATTCCTGATCGCGGCGGTCAGAACATTCAGCAGACTATGCAGCAGGCTCGGCAGCAGCAGTCCAGCTTCGCGCCTCAGCAGTCGAGCTTTGCGAAAGAGGTAACGATTGTTTCTGACTCTGAATATCCGGCTAGACCGTGGCGATAGAACGCCTAGGCGCTTCGCATAATCTATATTATGTTAAATTGGATATGGGTTGCGTCTGCCAGCTCCGTATCCTCGGCGCTTGCTTTCTCCACTTT